CCCCCCTTACGGGGGGTCCGTCTCAAAAGCTCTAATGTGATCAGGTTCGACGGGATAAGCTCCCGTGGATTCCTTCTCTCACATTAGATCACTTCCTTGAGTCTGGACGCGTTACAGTCCTCTCCGCTAAGGAGTAATATCGCTCTTTGGCAACGTACCTCTACAGAGTAGCCTTAATATGAGAGTGCGGTCGAGGGATACAAGGACATATCAAACGCCGACCCGTCATCGGGAAAGCTGGGATCTAAATGGTAATTATTTCGATCTCGGCTGGACTGATTTCGGGCCTGCGATTGCTGTGTCCGGCACCTCTCAAACCACTTCAGACGTTATCACGTCCAATTACACGAAAAGACGGAGAAATGGTGAAATTATCATTAATCCGTTCTCTAGTGTGAAAACGTATGATTTCTGTAACATCGACGGTCCGGTTTTCGATTTAAGAGAACCTGATCCCGATGCTCACACAACCTATACGTCTGTTGGCGCGATGGTCTGCAACGTCCCTATCTTAAACGGGGTAGTTACCCGTCAGGGCGATGAGCCCTTTGATTCGGAAGATGTAGAACGTCTGAACGAGATAGCCGCAGTGAACGCGTGGCAAAAAGTTTACGATAGTGAGGTCCAGTTACAGACCTCCCTTCTTGAACTTAAGCGTACGATTCAACTGCTGCTCAACCCGATCAAATCAGCTAAGGCCTTTCTTAAAAAGGTTAAAGCTGATAAAGATCGAGATCGAGCATCTCGTGCTCTCACCTTAGCACAATACATTGCTAAGGAGTGGCTAACGTATCGGTATGGCTGGTCACAGCTCTATCGAGACTTCCGTGGGGTACTTCGTGCAGTAGGGAAGGCCCAGCGCTCCGGTCTACAGAAGGGCTTCGGTAAACATACCGAGGTCCGTCAGTGGACCGAAGACTGGGAAGCCTCCTTCAACGGAGGCAACTTCGCAGTCGGCTTGAGAAAACATACTGAGCAGCGGATAACATCCCGCGTCGGTATATTCTACGATGCTGAGTTGACAGTTAATTCATACTTAGGTTTAACGAAGTATGATATTCTGTCGACTTTGTGGGACGTAGTCCCATTCAGCTTCGTCGTCGACTGGGTAGCCAATGTCCAAGATTATCTTGGCGCCCTACTCCGGAAGGCTGGTGTTCCTGTGCGTGGCGTGTATACTTCTACCGAAAAAGTGACGGTAGTCACTTGGACGATAGGGGAGCATCGCGCCGTATCCGCTCAGTACCAGTCTAACGGTAGTACATTCGTAACGGAATGTACAGGGCAAAGAATCCAGAGGACCGTCGAGAAATCGAGGATCCCTCAGATTCTAAGCCCGTCCCTCCACTTTGATATAAAGATCGGTTCGCTGATCGATATCAGAGTGGCGGATGGTATCGCACTGATCTTGAATCTTCTGGGGCGTCGATGAGACGTCCTGGAGTTTCCCGATCAGTAAGTGGTGGTGTTGGACGTTTCTTATTTCTGTGCATCCCCTTATTGGGTTCTTGCGCAGTTTTTGAAATTGTTCTTCACCACCTCCCTGCGGTACCTAGTCTCACCCCTTACACGTTAGGGTCTAACGTGCAATCCACGGGTACCGTTATGGTACCCAAACAAGAAGGTGAAAACCTTGAGCCTCACGATCAACGCAAAGTCGTACACGCCCAACAACGTCGATGGGAACCTCGTCGGGTATATCGGGCCGACTCACACCTTGACGACCAAGGACGTTTTCTCCCTTGGTCGTACGGGTGCGAAGCCGACCACGACATTCTCCGGCGTCGTTCGCTCCGACGGGAAGTTGACGCGCACGCTCACCCTTACGGGTGCGCTGACTCCGACTGGCGACGCGATCTTGGAAATCAAGACCAGCGTTCCAATCGGGGCAGCAGCTGCGGACATCGATACGCTCCTCAACGACGCGGGGGCTTTCCTAGCCTCGGCCACCTACAAGGACATCGTGAAAAAGTCGCAGGTCTTTTTCTAGACCTGGACGCGTTTCCCTGTGTCTTTTGTCGGTGGAGCCAAGCTACTGAGACGCAAAGACAAACTGCGCGTATCTTTAGCCTGGAAGTCGTTGACCTTCCTCGGATGTACTGCGAGGGGCGTACTGCTTGGCTGTGTAAAACCTCTTCTCTTGGTCTTGGCGCACGCTGCGGGGATAATCGCGGGCTTTATACTAGGGGTTGCTGGAGTAATTGTTCTTTTTGACCAATTACTTCCAGTCAGCCTCTTTGTAGCAAAGCTCTTGATTGCCCTGCTTCGTGCTGTCATTTCCTTGAGTTGAGGTTTGCACTCTTAGTGGTGCTCTCCAGCATCTCTCCGGGGAACATTGGAGATCGTAATGAGATCCAAATGGAGAGATCGTGTCACCGTAAGTAACACGCTCTACGAGAGGAGGGAGGCTTTTTATGCCAAACTTCTCTCCGTAGTCCTGGACTCGAATGACTATAGTGATCATATACGTAATACAGTGAACGGATACGTTCGCTCACGACGTTTTGACCTTCTATTATCATTCGCTGATTCACTTGGTCGTACAGAGTACGCGACCGCGAGGGATCATTACCTTGCGAATCAGTTAGTCTCACTTATAAAGAAGGTACCTCGAGATTTACGACATTTCGGAATTGATCCCGAGAAGTCGGCTCTCGAAAAATTCTATAACGCTGAGAGGCGTTGTAGGAGGTACAATCTAATCTTCTCCCTCGAGCATAAGCTCGGAAGGAGAAGATCCAGTCACCTCCGCGAAATATCGCGTAGGTGGATCCGTCGAGTTTTGGGTTCGCACCCAATCTTTTCGGAAATCTGGAATAAGTGTGATTTTGGTCCAGGTGCGAGCGTGGGTGTGAGCGGTAATGCTACTCACTTGGCGTCGAAACTTTTGGCGCCCAGTTGGTCCGTCACTCCTACGGCACTACCTTACGCCCTTGCCGCTCTGCGGAGTCATCCGCAGATGTGGGAGCTCCTCCTTAATAAGGAGAATGCTCGTCACTTTTCATGGGACCCGTCTCGATTTGAGACGGAGCTCATGGACAAGGTCAATAAGGTGGACTACAACAAAGTAACGCTGGTGCCCAAGACTGCAAAGGTACATCGTACTATTGCAGTCGAGCCGCTTCTGAATGGGTATATCCAAAAAGGAGTCGATGTCTTTATGAGGCAAAGACTCTTTCGGTACGGGATTGACCTAAAAGATCAGTCTCGTAACCAGATGTTGGCCCGGATAGGGTCAATTTCTGCGGATGATCCATTCGTGACGATAGATCTTAGCGAGGCATCGGATAGTATTTCCCGAGGCCTTGCACGAGATCTGTTGCCCCCGGCTTGGTTCCATTTTTTAAATGGAATCAGGTCGCCGAGCTACCTTCTTAATGGGGTAGTTACTCCCTATGAGAAGTTTTGCTCGATGGGGAACGGCTTCTGCTTCCCACTGGAAACTCTTATTTTTGCGAGTGTGTGTGAGGCTGTTTACGAGTATCATAACTTGAAAACGGATTACTCCGTTTATGGTGATGATATCATCGTACGCAGCTCCGTGGCACCTGATGTATTGAAACTACTCAGGTGTCTCGGATTCAGACACAACCCGGATAAGACCTTCTTAGAAGGTCCGTTTCGGGAATCCTGTGGAGCAGATTGGTACTTCGGTGAGGACGTTCGTCCCGTAACTATGAATGATATCCCTGGTTCATTACAGGAATATTATTCATTCCATAATCAGACTCTGCGAAGTGAGCGGTCTACTGCTTACTTTGCGGAAGCCCGGAGTTACATCCGGTCTTGTGTTCCTCCGAAATACAGGTTTGTGCGACCCTACAAGGGTAACGCAGATACTGCATTTGAGGTGGAACCTGATCTGTTTATGTCTTCTCCGTACGCCTCCTGGAACAGGGAAACCTGGTCCTGGAAATGGACGGAGTTGATCACCATTTCCCCTCCTTCGAGGGGTTATAGTGAGAAGGCAGGTTTTTATGCTGCCTTGTTACAGGCGGCTCTTCGGGGTGCAAACTCCGAAGCGCCGTTCACCGACCGTAGAAATACGCGCACCAGGGTGACCTTAATTGGTCACCATGGGGGGAGCTCTACGCTTCTCCCATCAGACTTCCGGGATGCGTTCCGGAAGTCAAAAAACTAGCG